TTTAGATGCTACACTTTCAAATACTTCAGTGATTTGCATTTCTTTTTCTTCTTTGATTTTATCTAATTTGAAAGTCTCTAATTCTTCTTTTTCTTGCTTAACCACCTCAAATTGAGATTGCAATTCAGTTAACGCAGTTTCTTTCTCAGTAATTTTAGTTTCAAATTCTGAAACCTTTGCTTCGAAATCAGTATTTAATTTTGATTCTACTTCTTTTTCTTTAACATTTAATTTATATTCCATTTGTTCTTTAGTGACCATGTTAAATGTCATTTGACCTTCTTCATCATCTTCAGGAACATCCATAGGAACATAATCAATTTTGAAACGTTTCTCTGTAGTAAAATCAACTGTAACCTTGTCACCTTCGACAGTATAATTAAATCCTACTAAGGACATATCATCCCAATCTTTAGCAATAACAACATTTTGATCATATAGGAAATCTACAAGATAATAGTCTTGATAAGAATAACCCCAATTATCCGTTGTCACTGACTTTGCTAATTCTCTACGTAACTCATTTTCTAATTGCTCATGAGATAGAGTGAATTCAGCAATTTTATTTTCTTTAGACATCTTTTTGCCTCCTTCTGGTACAACTTTAATTTCTTCATTCTCTTTCTGGAGAGAAAATTTAAGTTCAGCCATCATTTGCATAAATTCTTTTTTAAAGTCATCCTTATTTAAAGAATAAGCAGTCACATTGGCTGATTCAAAACATGGTTCAACATCCTCTCCCAAAATGCATAAAGCAGAGAATACCATATCTTTTATTTCATATACTTTATCTTTTGTGAATTCACCATCATTAACTTCGATTTCCATTGATTGAGGGCGACCTTCTTCAATGACTTTCGATGCCTCTTCATATCTTCCAGTCCAAAGAAGTGCTCCTTCAATATTTAGATAGGTACGAATTTTTCCATCATTTTCTTCTACATCTTCCCAATAAACATTAGCTGATTCAGGTACAATTCCATAAGGAACAGTTGTTTTAATAAATTTAACTCCTTGGTCAGATATTTCTATTTTTCCACCATGACCACCGAAATCATCTTTATTTTCAATAAATTCACCAACGATTGGGATGTTATAGATAGTAGGAATGGCTTTATCTACAACATCTTTAGAAATATTGGAGTTGTTTCTGTTTATTCCAGCATACATGACTCTAACATTACAAGATGAAAAGAGGGGGTTTACTTTTTCTATATTTGTAATTTGAGAATCAAATTGTAACGTTCTTGACAATCTTTTCACCTCCTCTCAATGGAATAGTATTGATTTATTTAACTTTGTTTTTGTTCTCACCTGTGGAGCGTGTCTTAGAACCTGAATCTGTAAGATCAGTTTCCTTTTTCAATGGACGACCACCATCATTACCACTTTGTGTATGTGATGAAGCAAGGGGAATTAATGTTTCCTCTAATCCAAGTGAATTTTCATAAGCAGACAAATCCAAGAAATCAGAAGGGGATAAACCTAAACTTGCCGCATATAGTGTTTTACCAATTCCAACTGTAGCTGCTTCTTTATAAGCATCCTTTTTATCTGATTTATTGTAATAAGTAATATCTAAAAATCGTAATTTGAATTTATACTTTCCTGATATCTTGTCTAATTGACGATTAATCCATTTTTCAAATTGTTGGTACATATGTAAAACAAATGTTTCATCAGTCTGTACGCTATATTTAATTCCAATTTGATTTTGTGATTCTGCAAATAGAGTTTCACTTACACCTGCTGTTTTATAAAAACTACTTTCTGCTAAACCTACAATACTATCTTTATTCTGTGATCGATCAATATTAATAGCTGATAAATCCATTGGAGTTGTAACAATTTCCACACCTTCAGGAGTATTAGCTTTAGTATTAGCGTGGAATTTAGCAGCATTGTCTAATGTGATTAAGAATGAATCTGATTTAGCATCTTTATCTGTTCTCATAGGAATTTTCTGATGTAACAGCATATAACTATCTAATACTGCTCTTGATTTAATCAAGTCTTTATATTCACTTATTTCTAATACATCTAAAAATAATCCAAGTAGAGGAGGGATAATGGTTGCAATTGTTTCATCAAACTTAAAAACAAATGATTTGTCTGGATCTAAAATTACATAATATGTACCTGTATTGAGTCCTCCATTTTTCATTTCATCTAGGTAAATTTTAAAATCAGGAGAATAGTCATCGATATTAATACCCGGTAATAGAAAATAATTCATATCAAAAGCATAAACATAACCATCTTCATTACGGTTAACTAATTTGCAGTATTTAGTTGGCATTTTTTGAATAGCAAATTTTTTACCTTCATTACGTATGTATCCAAAATAAGTATCTTCACCCATAACAATTCGCATGATTTTATATAATTCATTTTTAACATGAAATTGTTCAAGAAAATCAAATACTTTTTTTCTACTTTTCTTAAAAGCAGGTGATTTAAATTCACTTGGATCTACACCATAAGGAACTAATATATGATCAAAAGTTAACATTTTAGCAAAATAATCAATGACACGTTTATAATAAGTACTTGTATTAATAAAGTATTGATTTAATTCACGTAACTGATTTTCTGATGATGCTGGATTTTTAATCCAATCAATAATATTTTCACGACTGAATTTTTCTGGACGAGTATCTTGCATCTTAAGTAGATCATTCATCCAAATAGGATTAAAAAGGATGGAGTTACCACCTACTATTCTATTGAATAAAGCAAAATCAATTTGTTCTTGTGAAGGGGATTGCTCTTTATTTTCTTCAGACATTGTTTTCCTCCTTTCTTTGTGATATAGTTATATTAGATTAATTGTATTCAATTGAAGAATAGGAAAGATGATACATCAAATTCTTTTTCTTCTTCCATATTGTCTTCGAAATTCTTAATATACCATAGTCCATAGGCGGTTGCAGAATATCTATCCTTATCTACACGCTTAGTTAATTGCTCTATAGTATATCTTCCATTAGAATTCTGTTTTAACTTCAGGTTTGCGACTTCTTCAATAAATAAGTCAGTTTGGATATGAGGGAGGATATTACTTTTAAAATAATCCATATCATTAACATCATAACCCTTATTATCTTTCTTTTGTAATAATTGTAATTTATTACTTTCAATAGCATCAATAAAAGATACAATAATCTCATGATTTACCCCCTGAGCTAACATTGCATAAATTATTGGTTCTGCATCTGCTAATTCAGGTTGATGATCAGTGTTAATAGTATCCCAACATCCCAAACTTTCACCTGTATTTGGATCTATAGTATCTTTAAGAAGTTCATCTAATAAACCAACCCCAAGTCCATTAATATCCACAATTACTGCCTTTGCGAGATAAATTTTTCTTGCCCGTTTCAAAATAACTGACTGTGCTTCAAAGTTTAGTCCATTTGGTAAGTTTATAATATTAACTAATTGAATCTTGGTAATTTTTAATGATTTATTTCTTTTTATTTTTAAAACTGCGATTGATGATTGGTTGTTGTTTTTAGACATAGAACGAGCAACGTCCATCGATAAAACATATTCACTTTTACCATCTGATTTTAATTCAGGTGATACAAGTGTTCTCAGTTCCATTACTTTATTAATATTTACAATAGCCCCATCACTTGCACCAACCCATTTGGATTCATAGTTCATTGCGAAGAAAGTGGGGGAGAGTTTAGACTTCTTCTCCAGTAATTGAGATTTAGTTTCGCCTCTACCAAATGTACATGCTAATTGCCAATCTGAACCTAATACCATTTTTCCTTTGAGGTCGGCCATTTCATCAATCAGTAATAAATTTCGTTCAAACTCATCAGAACCCCTAAATCCACTTGTGGTAAAAAAGTTAATTTGTCCATTTAATTCCTCTGGATTTACCATTGCTTGTTTACCAATAGTTCTTCTAGGAACGTTCACAATTGGCTCAAGAACATCTTGGAATAACGCATTATTTAATAATGCAGATTCTTCAACGTTTAATCGTTTACGTCTAGCACCTTTGGACGATTGAGCATTTGCCATTACATCAATTCTTCCACCGCTAGTAAATAGAACTTCAACACTATCCTTAGATGCACTAAATTTAGTTATTTCATTATTTAAGAGGGGATAGAATTTCGTTAATTCCCTATGTTTTTCATCTACAAGTTTAGCTGCATTTTCCCTTGTTTGTGCAGTCATAGTTAATTCTATATCAGGAAAAAATATTGCTGTATGGTACATACCCATAACCTCAAGAAGAGTTTTACCATATCCACGGGGGAATACACCGTATGTGGAAACAAACCTTGCAATACTTCTTAAATAGACACGTTGATCTAAGTCTAAACGTATTCCACCTGTTTCTGGTGTAATTAAATCCCAAAATAAATCAGGAAACCATCTACTCCAAGCTACAAAATCCATATATTTTTTTAGGTTTTTTGTAAAGTTGTCTACCTGTTCAACCCCTTTAGCATTAACTGCTGGATTGAAATCTGCATTGTATATATCGTATCTATCTTTAGAATGTTTTATATTATCAGATTGAAAATTATTAAAAGATGACATTATTCATCATCCTTCAAGAAATCCATTCTATTTTCATATTCTTTTTTACGAGCATCATAGAAACGATATACTTCGTCATACTCAGCAGGAGGTAATCCTTTTAAATCCCTAACATAGTTAATGTAGCATAATAATGTGAAGTCAACTTTATCCTGTGGTCTTTCTTTGAATTGAGGAAGAATGGGAATAATATCAACAGCTTGCTCAACTGTTCTTACTAATTGACCAAATGTATCTAAACCATCAGATAAATCAGACTTGCTTAGTTGTGATGGGTTTATTTTAGCATCTTGAGCTGCCTTTTGAGCCAATTGACCCCATTCTTTTGCTGACTTCATGTCATTCTTAGCAGTAGACATTTCTTCTTTTACACGATAACGAATGTATGTTAATAGTGCTTCTGTATGCATTGCAGTTTTTTCTTGGTAGTTATTTTTTAACATGTTATATTTACGTTCAAAAGCTAAATATTCATCTTTCTCATACCCAAAACCCCATTTTTCAACCAATTCATCTGTTATTTCATTTTTTAGTATTTTATCGACATCGATATTCTCTTTAACATGCTGAATCTCAAAAATACTATCTTTCCATGTTAGATTTTTATAATTTAATTGGATGTTTTTAATATACATTCCGAAAATTTCTTTACCAGTTCTTTTTCCTTCATCCACAGAACTCAACCATGAATCCATAAGGAATGGACGATTAAGATTCATTAGAATATCTTGAACTGATTTTAAATCATCAATATTTAAATTTTCTTTTAAACAATTCTTACATACAGGATAACGTTTATCTGTGTGTAAGTCAGAATTTGATAAAAAGAAATCAGTCATATTTTTTTCTTTTTGGCATTTCACACAGACTTTTTTAGTTGTTTTCTTAGTCGTCAAAACTGACTCACCATCCTTTCATTCCGCATAAAACATTAATCCCACACTCGATAAACTCGAATGCAGGTTAAAATTTTATATTAAATTAGTCCATCAATAAGTTTTAATTCAATTCCTTCTTCATCAGCAAACATATACCATTCTTCATCTTCTTTTTCTTGGTACAGTTCCTTAGATATTCCAGTGTTTTCAATTATAAATCTCTTAACTCGTTCATCTAATCGATCATAAAAATTCATTGTATTTTTCGCTTTTTTAGAAGAAGAATGAACAGCTAAACTTCCATCATGAATAAGAATTACTGTGTTAGGGTATGCCAATCTTTCATGACCACTAATTAAAAGTAATGCTCCCATTGAAGCACAAACCCCAATTCCTTCTGTAATTACTTTCGTCTTACTTCGTTTGATTGCATCAATTGCAGCGAATCCAGCTACCACATCTCCACCATTAGAAGTCAAAAGTATACGAATTGGTTTACGATCATCACCAACTAATCCTTGAGCATCATCTTCTTCATTCCATTTTCTAATCCAGTAAACAATTTTATTAACAATATAGGAATCTACTTCTGAATTAAAATTAATAATACGATCCTTCAACCCTAGCCAATCTTGATATTCTCCGATATTATCTGGCAACTCAGCAACCATTTCCAAATATTCTTTATCAAAATCCAACTTCTTCATAATTTCCACACTCCTTATAATTTAGTGTGGCATCGGATGAGTCTGACCCATCATACCTATAGTATTAAATTAATTATTCTTCATTAAAACCGAATTTTAATCTATGGACTAATTCAACATTATTCTCAATTTCTTTTTCTAAAAAATCTATAACTGTAAGATTACTAACTTCAGAAATCAACTCACGTAAAACATTAAATAATTCTTGAGGTGATTTAGTTTCAACAACGTATGGTATATATTCTTCTGCAAGTTGACAATATTCACACGTACAATCTTCATCTTCATTTGAACTATTTTTAAATTCATATATGTCAGCCATTATAATCTCCTTAGATTAATTTTATGGTGTAGGTAGATTCTAATCCGTCATGGTCAAATATCAAAAATTTTTGACTTGGTTTAGCACCGTATCTACCTTGCATTGAATAATCATCAGCACCTATAAGAGAGCTATTGACTATAACTGTTGTTGCACCATATTCTTTTTCATAATTATGGTGTATGTGACCACCAAAAATGTAAGAAGGTACAAAGCCTAAAACTTGAGGAAGCCTTGTTACACATTGGTCAACTCTGTCATAGTTGCCGTGTACAAAAACAACTTCTTCATTAAGTATATTTGTACATATATATCCATCTTGATCAGTAATAATTTCAATATTATCAAAATCTCTTAGTCTTGCTTCTAGGAACCAAGGAATAAGATATTCGAAGTTTTCTTTAATGCCTACATCATTTTTATGTCCGGCACGACCATGATTTCCAATCACATTGTAATATTTAATCTTCGGAAATTCATTAGCTAATACAGATAAAACTTGAGCGATAACCTCGGATACATATTTAGTTTGTTCAATTACATCCTCATTGGATTGAACTCTTGTTGAAACATGAATATTTCCAGAAATCAAATCTCCAAGTTGACCAATATGTAATGTGTCTATTTTATTTACATGACCATATTCAATTATTTTATTTACTAACTTTTCAACACGTTCATTAAATACTTGTTTATTGAATACATTAGTCGTATTAGAAACTTCCATTCCATAGTGCCAATCGCTAAATAATGCAAGTCCATGTTTTCCTCCATTTTCAACAAAATTAGGTGAGAAGGAGAGGGGTTTGTTTTTCTCTAATTGTAAAATAGCAGAGTACACATCATCTTTAATTGCTTCAAATCTTGCTTGGTTAGTAATTAATTTATTGTATTCACGTTTCTGATCACGTTTACGAATCTTTTCTTTTTCAGATTCAATACGCACTTGTTCATATTTATCTAGAACATCTTTATCAAGATTTTGATTTAGAATATAATCTTTCCATTTAAGATATTGAGCATAATCTTTTCGCCATTTACTCTCATCATAGTTACTTCCCATTTCAATATTAAGTAGGTCGGCAACTTGGAATTTATCAATCTCGTATTCATCTTTATTTTGATAAAGTCTAATTAAATAGTCATTTAAACTTTCTCCATCTTTCTTCTTTAGAATAGGATTATCAATCATTTAATCAAACCTCCTATTCTTCGTCCTTGACAGGAAGTTCAACTTCTTCTTTGATGCTAATGGAGACTTGTTTCCCATCAAAATCACGTAAAATTTCTAAAAAGTCATAAGTAAATTCTGCCTCTTTTGTTTGTTCAGTTATTTCCATTACATCTAAATCAAACTGTCCTTTTAAATTAACTGAATGAATTTTCTTACTTGCCATATTGTAAATCCTCCTTTTATTCCTTAAAAACAAAAAAGACTACTCGAAAGTAGCCCTACATTTTATCTGCCATGTCAGCCAATTTTGACCTCCATACGTTTTGAAGTTCAACTTCACCATATAAGTCTGTACCTCTGAAAACTTCTGACATACGTTTCATACCATTATCAGATGCATAAGAATCTCTGTCTATTTGGCTATCATAATCACCATCTACAACTACTTTAGTTGATTCAGTAATACGTTGAAGACCTAATTTCATTAAATCACTTGTTAAGTTTTGTGCTTCAAGAATCCAAACTATACATTTGTCTCCTCCTGAGTCCCAACCACGTAAGTCTACAAAAGGAAGAATGTCTAATTTATTATCTTGAATTTCTCTAAGAATTCCTATTTCATCACCGAACTTAGCTTTAAGCATTGTTCCAACTGCCGACTGCATTAACTTTTCCAGTCTATCACCTTTGTAGAATCCTAACTCTTGTGAATCACGAAGGGGAGTAGGGTTAACAAAAATTACTAATTTGTATTTTTCTCTCTCCACTAAATACCATGCTGCATTTAGAGTTAATAATGATTTACCACTTCCAGCACGACCTCTAATTGAAGTTAGTTGATTAGAGAATATACTGTCTATGGCCATGATCTGTTGCTCATCTCTAGGAATGAAATCACCAAATTGGGATGTCTTAAATCCTCGACCTAATTTTCCTTTTTTATCACGAAGAGAAATTAAATGTTCTCCATTCCACTTCATAATATCTAATAATTCTCCATCTATATCATCATTGATAATTATGTATTCATTTGTCATTAAATCAAATTGATTTATTCCTAAGTTTAAATGAACTTTTTTAAGTTCATCTTGAGTCATATATATTTCTTTGAATCCCTTGTTCTCAATATAATTTTTAGATTCTACATTAAGAAAAGGAATTCCGAATTGCCTACATTTTCTACGAAGTAATCTGTCATTTGTAATAATCCCATATTCTTCATCATGTGCAACTTGTAATAAAATATTATCTGTATATTGTGGATCAAGTTCATCGTCTAATTTAAATGTATAATCTTTAAGATTAACATATGCATTGTTATTTTCATCACACTTTTTCTTAAATCTTCTAATTTGCCATTGAAGTGTCCTATCTTGTTTTCGTGTTAATTCTAAATGTTCAATTTCCCTATTTACATGTGAGGGAATAATAACTTCATATTCATCTAACACTTCTGGATTATTTAAAAGCACATTCGTATCTGCAATCCACATTTTTACCATAATAAAACCCCTTATTTTCATATTTTTTATTTCAGCAGAGTAGGAGGGAAGTGAGGGGATTACAATACCTACTCTTATACATTTGTATAATTATATTTAAAAAAAGAGGGGAAAATACTAACCCTTTACTTGTACATTAGCTTTTTCTTCCTTTAAAGACGATTAACGTTTTTCTTTGAAAATGCATTATAAACGTTAATATATCAATGTTTATAAGACACTTCATTAAAATTCAAATTGTAACTCAGCGTGACATTAGTCTTTGTTTTTGTTTTCTTAATCTTGCATTCTCTTTATCTCTGATTTGTTGACAGGAATCACAATATATTTGTCGTTGTTTTGGATTATTAAATTCACATCCGCAATCAACGCAATTAATTGTATTCAAAACATTCTTTTTAATATTATTTAAAATAACTTGACCGAATGACTCCCAAAGAGTTGTCTTAAATCTACTTCTTTTTTCTCCATATAAATAATCAATAAGAGTATCTGTAACATATTTAGGACTATCATTGATAGTCAAAAGCTCATTTTTAATAATTTTATATATATATAATTCATCATTACTTTTAAATTCGTTTTTCCTTTTTGCAACTTTTTTATATCTATCTAAATAATTATATTTCTCGATGATATCTTCATCTAAGTGTACTCTAGGGTTATTCATTAACACTTTACGGTCAAATTTTCCAGCAACTTTAACAAAGTTTATTCTTTTATTTAGAATAATTTTATCAAGTTTGTTTACCGTACTATCATTTAATGACTCAACATTATTCATTTCTTTATCTTTAGCATACATAAAGAAATGAGGAACCTTCGCTTTTATATATGATGAAATAATTTTATTAACGTGTTCTGGTCTTTTTGGCATATAAAGTGTTTTAGCAAAGTCGATTGTAAAATTATTTTCCATACATAGCCACTTTATAACATCTAGGTTTATATTATCTGAGTTCCATATTTTAGTTATGTTATTGCTTATCTCACCAATATTAGCTTTATAAGCCATTATTAAACTTTTATAAATATCTTCATTATTTACTTGTTCAGCAGGTGCTTTCGCCATTTCATAGTATAATGGTACAATCCCTTGCATATTTCTTTCAGCTACATTTACAATCGTTTCATCTTGGATTACCAATGCTTTATCTCCATCATTATCAAATTGAAGCATCTTACTGATCGGATCAAATATACTTGTATATACACCATGAGTGATAAACCATTTACTTAATTTTTCATTAATAATATTTTTCCTAATTCCATGTTCACGATACAAATGGGGACTTCGAAGGATATCGACTTTTCCTTCATCAAAAATATTACAATGTACTCTTCCATCAATAAGTAATCCATTTGGATTTTCTTCTCCAAGGAACCATTTTTCACATGCAGCGTATAAATCAGGGATTATAAAAGTATACTTTCCGTTTACGTTTAATTTTCCAGCTTTAGCATCCTTAACTAAACTTTTTTTCTTATCCTTAATTACTTGTTTTGAATGTTCATCATTTAATAATTCTGGATAAATTGTTAATGCCTGTTGAAAATAATTTTTATGTACATTTGTTTTGGTTGCCCCTAATATTCTCAACATTGTATCTTTATCAGAACCAATCATTAGTATATCATCATTTGTTGATTTACAAATACTTTCCAATTCTTCATCAGTTATATCTGTTAGCGTCTGTAACATCTGATAATTTAGTTTAGCATCTCCAGAAATATCTTCCTCATTTAACTTAGCCGCTTGACAATTATGTTTAATAAACTTTTCTTTATAATCCGACCAGTCTTTATAATATTTATACATTTTGAATTGTGATTTTGTAAAGATAACTTCAATATTATCTTTTTTAATATCCCATTCTCTCCCATAAATGTCTTTTACAATGAACGACTGATGTTCCTCAGCAAATATATCATAAGGGAAAGGTACTAATAATCCTTTAACCCACGGTAACCTAACCATAAACGCTTTTTTAGACTTACTAGGAAGAATGATCCCACATCCATCCGTATGAGTAATTGGTATGTCCATTTGTTGTCTTGTGATTTCGTATGTTTCATGGTCAATATAATCTACTAAGCTATTAACGTTGGTTTCTAAATCATCTACGACAATGGTTCTATGAATATCAAAATCTTTCCATTCATCGGTTGCACTATTAGACAATGCAAGATATGCTTGGAATTTGTTTATATTGACACCTCCGTTATTATTGATGTCATTAATAGTTAATCCACACATGAATGAATTTTTATGTTGTTCCCAAATAGATTTCTTGATAAAAACAGACTTTTTTGTTCTTATCTGACCAGCACTCGATGTACAATACACGTATTCCTCATTATTATGTATAAAACCACTTTTAATCAAGTTTTCTAACACTTGAAAATAGTAAGCCTGAACAACAATTATGTCTTCAGATAGTGAATTTGTTTCAATTCCTAATGTTCTTGTTAATACTGAATCAAATAAAGAAATTACATTATTCTTTTTTAAAGAATCAACCCTAAGTGTTCTAATGTTTTTATTTTCATTTAGTTTTATGTATAATTTGTTTTTCAACTTTGCAATGCGTTCACTAATATATTTTTTATGCTTATTCTGTTTAGTATCTAATGTTTTAAGATGATCTCTAAACCAATAAGATTTTAACATCTTTTGATGTATTTTATATTCTTCATCATTATAAAATGCTGATGTATCTAAAGAGTATATGTATATCTGTTTGTTTAGTTTAATTGTCATCCATTCACACTCCTCATATTCAATTCTAAGTCTAAGTCTAGAAATCTAATTAAATTAATTGTATTTACAAATTTAAATATATCCCTAGACTTATTTATCACAAGACATATATGTATTTATTTTCATATTAAATTAACAGTAATTTTAAACTTAAAATCAATCCTCTTTATTCTTATGTAAATTTCTCATTCTTTCTGCAGCTTTTTCACGCCGTTCCTCAGACATTTCTCGTTTCTCACCTTTACGGAAAGATACTTGATTTGTTTTCAGTTTAAATTTAATACTCAAGGGTGATTCTCTACCGTCCTCATATTCAGCATTCACATTTTCAATACCTAATAACTTTACGATCTTAGTAATATGTGGTGAATAGCACGAATATCCAACCCATTCCCCTGTTTCAGCTTCATATACAAGCACTGTTTCTTGTTCTTCTTTTGGGTATCCCATATAATAGCTCCTTTTTAAATTAGAATTTTTCATTATGTAATCTTTTGTATTGTTTAATTATTTGTTTATAAGTATCATTCTTTTCAAATTTACCATTCCATTTAAAATCAATATATAATTGTTCCTCTTCGTATGTCGCTACATTGTTGATAAGTTTCCACTCAAGAAAACTCAACACCTCGCTTTTTCGAATTGAATTTCTTTCCATTATTTTCACCTCCAGTCTATCCATGTAGTTATATAAACACTTGCAATATGTAAGTCTATTAATAAATCAAATTAACGATTTATTAATTTTATTATATCAACTTAATTATATTTAGGCAAGTAGTTAAATTAAAAAGTTTTAATTTTTTTAAAAAAGTGTAATCAGGACAAATTTTAACTGAATAGAGTATATCAGTCTTACAATTGTATGACTTGAGTAATAAAACAGCTCGGAAATCATCCTCTGTCATACTTGAGTCATACATCAGTAATAAGGAGGTAATACAATGCGATTAGGTATAGATGCCGGAAATTATCGTGTGAAAATTTGTGGAGATTACGGTCTTATGGATTTTATCTCAACAATAGGGGAGGCTAGACAAATCAATCTTCAACAAATACATGGTCAAGACGACATTATATTTGAATATCAGGGTGAAACTGGATTTGCAGGAACATTGGCTTTATATGAATCTGAATTTGCTGGATCTTTAATGGGTGATACAAAAGCACACAGAGATACTTTATTAAGAGTGCTCATTGGTATCCATCGATATATAAGCATTTACAATATAGAAGAAAATGAGTTTGATATTGTAATAGGTCAACCGATTTCTAAACACACTCCTGAAGAAAAACAACGAATTAAAGAAATGATAAAAGGTTGGCATACAATCATAGTCAATGGAATTGAAAAATCCCTTCATATTAGAAAAGTTGAGTGTGCTGCAGAAGGAATAAGCAGTTTTTGGAGTAATCCAAGAAACGGATTAGTGAGGATATTAGACATAGGAAGTGGAACGGTTAACTATTCAACTGTATTAGATGGACGATTTATTGATAAAGATTCTGGTACTTTAGCTTTTGGTGTTAATACAAATAAATCATACAATCTTCAAGCTTTATCAAGAGGGGTTGCAACCCATACATTAAAGAAATGGGATTCGCAAGACAAAGTACTTGTAGTTGGTGGAATTTCAGAACACATAATAAATCATATACAAAGTTACTTTCCAAATGTGGAAGTTTTATATCCGATATTTAATCAACAGCACGTTAATCCAATCTACGGAAATGCAATTGCATTCTACATTATAGGGGTGAACATTTATGAGTAGAAAAGTTAAATCAGTATCATTCAATCTTAGTGATCCATTTGAAAATGAAATGTACCAATATACAAAAAAGTTTCCTAATTTTTCAAGTTTGATTAAACGGTTAATTCAGAATTCAATCAGTGGTAAAAGTGATAGTCCTCAAACTAAAATAAAACAAGTCCAAGAAATTGAAAAATCTCCCGTTGAACAATTATCCATTCAAAAAGATTTCTTACATCAACTTATATAAGAATAGTAAATTTTCATTACTGGGTTCATTACTGACTCGTTACTGATACCTGTAAATCTCGTTACTCATTCCGTTACTCACGCTTCAGTAATTACTCATTACCGTAGTAACGAGAAATTACACTATCTGACTTTTCGATAACGAACGTTAAAAATTACTTTACTGAAAAATAAAATCTAAAATTGGATGTGTATAAAATGTATAGAATTACCTCTAAATTTAGTCAACAAGAATCTTTCCGTTCAACTCCTCATTCTGGAATTGATTTTGCAATGAATCGTGGCGAGCCAATTCGTTCAATAAAATCAGGATTCGTTGAACTTCATGATTATGGAAATTTTAATGCTGGGAAGACGGTTCTAGTCAAATGGGAAGATGGTAAGACTGCTATCTATGGTCATCTTAATGATTTTTCAGTGAAAGATGGTCAACATGTTCAAGCTGGTGATTTACTTGGTCATGCTGGGAATACAGGGCATTCAACAGGAAGCCATTTACACTTTGGTCTAAAGGAAAATGGACATTTCATCGATCCATCTCCATATATAAATGATATCCAAAATATGAATATCAAACAATTTGTCCAACATATACCAGAACCGACTATAGTAAAAATTAACTTCTTTGATTACATGAATGAACATATGAATGCTATAGGACAACTAAAAATGAATTTCATTTCATCCTTAACGAATGATTCCTTGTTCATCCAAATATCTAAGCAGCTTCTTCAATTCATTACGAGTCATGCCAGTACGCTCAATGACATAATTGCTTGTATAATCTAATCTTTCTTGCCAATTTGAATTTGTATCTTTTACAAACCATGAACCAAATTGTTGCATTCAACTCACTCCTTAATTTAATTATTTATTTTTATCTTCATTTCTTGAATCTGAATTATCATATATTGTCTCAATCAATTCATCTAATTCTGAGTCATCTCTTCTGTAAATAAGCATCGTAAATTATAACCTCCAAAACTAAGATTGATTATAGTATCAACCGTAAGGAAGTGTCTTATACATGGAAGATTTTATAATTGTTCCTGTAAAATTAAGATTAGAAACTTATAATAAAATTCTGAAAATTACCGATTATGAGAATTTGAAAAATGAAATAAGAAATAACGGAAGACCTACAGATAATGAAATCCAAGACTTCATATCTGGATGTGTTAAAACTTATTTAGACTATATAGAAAATTTTCAAAAAATTGCTGGATATGATGATTTAGGGAAACCATTCCGTTTAAGGAATCGTTTTAAGGAACTAATGATTAAACGAAAATTAAAACAAAAAGATATATCTGAAATCACACAAATAGAACAAGCAAATATCAGTTATATCTTCTCCAACAAGAATCAACCAAGTTTAGATTACTTCCTTCGCCTATGGGTATTCTTTGGATGCCCTCCGTTAAATGAAGTACTTTACCGAGAAGAGTAATTTTTCTTTTAGTCTTAAATATAAGAAAAAATTAATTTCTTAAAAATTCGTAATTAGACAAATTACCTATGTCATACAGTTTGAATAGGCTAATATCACAAGAAAACAAAAGGAGAGATTCATATGGGATCTGCTTTTATCATCATGACAACATTAAAATTGGCAACTATGGGTGGAGTAGGCATTGCTCTCACTACGGCCTTCCAATATTTCCATAACTTTGACTTTAAACCAAGTAAGAAAAAAGGAGGTGATTCTGATGTTGGTGAAGATTTGCGTTCGAAATCCAGAATCATCGGTTAATTATAAACTTAATTCATTTGAAGTTAATGGAGATTCCATACCATTCAATAATGTAAATTTTCATATCCCTACACTGATCGAGGAGGTGAAACAACTACCAAAAAGCGAAAAAAAGAAATACAAGAAAATCCTAAAAATATTCCTAATGACAACAAGCAGTTTCATGATATTACCATTAAGATCAATGGCATCAACATCAGTCCCAGTGGCAGCAACGAATCTTCCAAAAACAGCAGAAGGATTACCTCCAGAACTATTAGAACTTCTCCTAAAACTGTTAGTAATCTCAGTAGGAGCATCCGTCATATTGGCAGCAATACTATTAGTGGGAGCAGGGGTAATGAAAATGTTCAGAAAGAAAAAAGAAGCAAACGAATGGACGGTAGATATTATCAAAGGCTTAATCCAAATTCTTGTAGCTGTTCCAGTGGTATTCTTAATCTATTACGTAGCAACGAATCTTTTCAGTGGATCAGGATGGTTTGTAAGCCCTTTCTAAAAAAAGTTGCTATTCCATTTGCTACAATTTCTACATCAATGTTAATGTTTACTTTTCATCAAGCAAAGGCAGCTACATTATCAGATATCATTTTACAAAAGCAAGGGGTATTGACACATAATTATTCAGGTGGATCACATACCGCATTATTTCATAACCTAGAAGTTATCACTGGATACATTTTAAAATTAATTGATTATCTGTTTAACTTACCCAATGGTATTCCACAAATGACAGCAGATTTACTCACTAACATTTATCACTTTCTCTCCAAAATTGTTCTACAGACTCCTTTATTCATCTTCAACAATCCATATTTAAAGAATACATCTCTTACATTCTCACTTATTTCCATCACTATTGTAACTTTATTAACTGTCTATGAAGCAATTATGCAAATGCTAAACAAAAAACATACCAATTTTAAAACTATTCTAAAACGATATTTCCTTGTAGCTGGTGTATCAGGATTCTTACCATTTGCATTTGAAACAGGGTTTGATTACCTAAATAAATTATCCGATGCAATTTCTAAAATAGGTGGAATTAATGGTGGTAATGTTAATGGGATGATTTCAGGAAGTAGTCTTGGATTATTTGATACAGTAATTGTTTGCTTATTTGATGTAACTGCAATTGCTTTATTAATTCCTATCTGCTTACAGGCTGGGAGACGTTGGTGGGATCTGTTATGTTTAGCAGCTATTAGTCCTTTAGCATTATCAGCATGGGTATTTGACAGACATCAACACTATTTCAGTTTATGGTGGAATAGAGTTAAAGCATTATCCCTCGTTCAAATTGTATATTCAGTATTCATTCTGTTAATGGGAATATTTATTTTCACTACACAGTCCATTCAAGGGGGAATTTTTACTTTAATTATTAAAATAGTATTAGTCTTAGGTGGATTATGGAGATTGTCAAATCCCCCTAGATTCGTAACTTCAATGACTGATAATAAATCTGACATTTTTGATATGTATGATGAGGGAAAAGATACTTTTAAGCAAGTTGCAGATACAATTACATTCAAAAGATTTAGACCTATCAAATTTCTAAAAAACAAACTGAAACGTAAATAGGAGGATTTAACATGTTATTAATTAAGTTAGGTATATTGGGGTTTTTAGGTAAAAGTTTTTATTCCAGTTTTCTTATAGCACATATAATTCAACATTCTACTCATTCATTAAAAAGAAAAATAAATAAACATTTGGAGGTGGTAAAATGATTACCACAACTGGATTGGTTTTAATTCTTAATACAACTATGATTTTGGTTAATCTTACAGTACTTATGGTTAATTCAAGTCACATCATTAAAGAGATTAAAGAAAACAAAGGTGATTGATATGTCACTATCTAGATTAATAAATAAAACTCCATTAACGAATGATAAGTCTAATATATACGAAGTAGAACATATTGATGGTCAGTTGCTTAATAATATAATCAAATCAAGATTCATTGGAGAAGGGGTATACAGTATAGAACAGTTTTCAATGCCGGACTATACAGAAAAATATTTAATATCCCCCTCCTTTGATAAATTTTCAAATAGGTCAACAGAGAAACAATGGAATTTTGTTGATGAAGATATGAATACTATTACTGCATTCGAATTGATCCTTGAAAAACCATCATTTATGCCTTTATATACAAAACAATTTATAGATTTATTTAATACAATAGCTAATATTCCGGATGTAGTTGTATTCACTCAAGTGTTAATCTGCAAAAGGCTAGATAATTGGAGAGAAAATACTATCACATCCTATGAATCTTATCTTCAAGGCAATGACAATCCATTAGAAAGTAAATTTAGTATCAAAATACAGAATAAAGTTTTAAATGTTTTAAATAAAATCAGCAATCATAAGGTTGAACGTGAACGAATAGAAGAGATGGAACAGAAGATCCTACAGAATAATTACCGTTTTGAATGTAGATTCATTGTTTTTGAACTTGAAAATGTCAATATTTTTGTATCAGAAATGGAAAAAACTTTACAAAAACTGCAACTTTTTAATGATTTATTGTTAAAAACTGTATCAAATAAGCATAATTTTATTAAGTATATTGAAAACAGGGAATTCAAGAGTGATTTAGTTAATCAAATGTTATCTGAGCAGGAAGTTTTTAATTTATTGTGTGATCAAGAATCACCAATAGTACAAAAAATTGAATTGGAAAAA